CTTTAGCATCTGATGCTTGTGAAAGACCTTCAAATACTTCTAAGATTTCGCCAGGTATACCTGTAATCTTACCATCTTCATCAATAACAATGACATGTACTTCATCTAAAGATGAACTATTTGCAATTGCATCTGGACTAGAGCCAGGAGCTTTAGTAAAGTTACTTGCAAATTCCCACCCTCTAGAAATGTTTGAACCATTAGTTGGTACAACTTGTAGTCCTTGAGAACTATCTGAGATTAAGTGGAATGTTATATCATTTGATGATATTGCTGATATTTTGTATACATCTGCTGAATTAGCAAAAGCAATTAAGTCACCAACTACAAATTTAGTACCATCTGCGACAGTAATTTGTGTATGACCTACTGAAATACTACTATCGGAAACAGTAGTAACAGAAGCTTGTTGAAATGCATTAGCACTTGTACACATAGATATTTTTAAACTATTACCAAGAGAACCAACACATCTTGCTGAAAATAATCCAGCACTACCAGCTGCACTACCAGAATGGTAGTTTGACTCATAGTAATGTGTAGGGTTTTTAATTAGTATTCCAGCTGAACCTGTTGTTGCATTAAGCATTTGCCCAGTTTGACCTGCGGCAATACCATTATGCCCACGAACTATTTTTAAATTATTTCCATATTTTAAAAAGTTTGCAGCTGAATAAAAGTGTTCTTTCTTCCCAAGTACAGTATTGTAACCATCGCTACCTGCGTCTTTAGGTTCTCCAAACACTCCTACCAATTCCTTCTCGGATGATATAGTTCTAACTTCATCAACTGGGCCCCAACTAAATTCACCAGCGAATGCACCAATACTTGATGAAATAGCTGGAACTACATTTGTAACATCGATTTCTCTGACTTGTACGCCAGGTGATACTTGAAATGCCATTTTAGTTTTCTCCCATAAAAAGTTTATTTCTATTCTGACAGAACCACATTAATTGTTGTTCGTCCATAGTATTTAGTATTTCTTTGATTTTAAAAAGTCCCATAAGTGTCATCATTATCCACAACTGTCCAAACATCTCCACCTTCTTTGAATAACTTATCATGACCAGTACCTATAATACCTATTGGGACTATATCGTCTTCAATTTCTTTTTGTTTTTCTGCATATAACATAGATTTTAAGTCTGCACTTGACATATCTTTAAACAATGGTGTACTAACAAACCATGCAAACATAACACAATTCATCACCATATCGTCATGACAACCACCATCTGCTTGCCAAGATTGTCCTTTTGATACAAAGGTTGCAAACTCTTGGATAGTGTCTGAGTCTCTTATATAGAGTTTATTCTCTTCCATTATCTCTCTAAGAGCTGCACATCCCTGTGCTTTGACCTTCTTGGTCATTCTAACTCCTATTCCATCTGCTTTTACAGAACTAGTCATGAACATATTTTCATATTCTAGTTCGTAATATAACTCTCTACATACCATTGTACCTTGATTATTATTCTCTACGATAATAAGTGCATCGTTATACAACTTACCATATTTTGCACATATATCTGGTAATAACATAGGAGATATCATATTATCTCTAAATGTACATACTTGTTCAAACATATTACCATCATGTATATCAAATATAGTAAATGTTGAGTAGTCTAATCCTTTACCTTCTGCAACATCAACAGTCATTATATACTCATGGTGGGGTTTAGGTTTTTTATAAACCCTACATTGACCATATAATTCTTGAGGATTTTCAGACATTAGTCCTAAAATTACATTAGATGGTATTAATGTTCTCCCTGTTCCTAAGAACGAATTACCAAATTCTTGTTCAAACTGTAACTCAGATGTATTTGCAATGGTAGTTTCCTTCCACCTTTCATCTCTGCCTGGCACATCATTCCAGTTAACTTGGTAGTTTGCAAACTCATTTGACCCTGTAACTGAGGATTCCCAGATACGATGGAACATATTACCTACTCCATTTGCAGTAGATGTAATAATAACCTTCGAGTTTTTACCAGATGTAATTACTGGATATGTACCAGTATAAAATGGTTCTGCATTTTCTACAAAGGCAAACTCATCAAGATAAAGAAGGTTAACAGATAAACCACGAATCGATGATGTAGTAGTTGCTGATGCAAGGATTCTAGAATTGTTTTCAAAATCAATACTTCCTTTGTTTAGTGCTTTAGTGCCTGGCTGTAAAAAGAATGGTACATTTTCCAACATGGTTGTTATACGAGATAACATCTCTCTTGCTGTAGCACCTTTGTTTGCAAGTATGGCCACTGTTTGTTCTGGGTGGAACAAGAGATACCAAAGAAGGTAGGCACATACTGTGATTGACTTTCCAGATTGTCTACAGGCAAGGACAATGTTAAACCTGTTATCATTAAAGTGATTAATAAGATTTTCTTGATATTCATAGAGTTTGAATGGTACTAACCCCTCATCTAGTGATATGATTTTTATGTATTTTGATATGAAATAAGCTGGGTCACGAGTACATCTTAAATACTCTTGAACCTTTTGGTCATCCCATTCTTCGGCAACCCCACTTCTTTTTACTTGGGAATTACCTAGATATCCTTCATTCTTCGGTTTCGGCATTCTGTTTCTTCAATAGTTTCTGCAATTCAGCAGTAGACCCTACAAACAAGTTTTGATTTGTTGTTTGGTGTTTGGGTTTATCATCTTCTAAATCGTCCATCATCTTTTGTATTTGTAATAACTTTTCAGATGTTTCGGATACTGTTTTAATTAATTGTCCTGCGACCTCATAGGTTCGCGGATGTTCACTTTCTTTTGCAAGGTCTAGGATTCCTTCAATAGCATCTTGACCCCTCTCTACAAGTCCATACAGCGTGTTTCTGGTGTATTTATAGTCAACCTGTTGTTCACCCTTCCTTTCTGCAAAACGACCACCAGAGTCCCTAGGAATGAGTTGTTTATTGGTTTCTTTAACGACTTCTTCTGCTTCGTTGTTGATGTCTAGAAGTTCATCTAGTTTTTCATCTATAGATTTTTTCATAATTAAATATTGGTTTTATCAGTATTATAGTCTGAGTCATTCCCATCAAAAAAGTTTATTGTTTCAGTTATATTTAGTGGACTTGTTTCTGGACTTGCACCAGTTGGATTAGGTACTTGTTTAATCTCACTTTGTCTCCCAGCAGTCGAGTCTACTTGACCATCGTCTGATATATAGGTTCTTGCACGAACATCTCTAATAATTTCAGAAGATGATATAGAACCATATAGGTATGTTTTCATTTCAAAATTTAGATTCCATGTAATAACTCTACGAGATTGGAAGTCTCCTTCGTATTCGTCTGTATAAGATACATCTGATAATATAATAGGTACATCCCTTTTCTCATTAGTGCCTGGCACTGTAGTCATTGTAACTGTAAAGTCTGGTGTAAAGAATGGTAGAATTTGTTCTACAATCTGTAATGCATCTTCTGTATTCTTTGATAAGACATACAAACCAAAGTTTATATTGTAAGGAACTGGTGCAAACTGTGTTCTTAAAACTGTATTATCAGATGCATCATGTAGTTTATATTGTTTTAATTTACCAAGTTTTCTTTCTGCATCGTATGTAAGACCTGTAATATCAAATGCAATTCTAGGTAAAGTCATTGCAACTCTAGAATTAGCTGCATCCATGATATCACCTGCTTGGTCTAATCTTGCAATGAACTTTTGTTTAGGCCCATAGGATAGTGGAACTCTTACATTCTGTCCTGTACTTCCATCTGCTTTATCTCTTTGAATATCAATTTCATTGAACATAGTACCAAAAACTGATACTGCCCTTTTGATTGCTTCATGATAGAAATGTGTTTTACCTAACATTCTTTATCCCTTCTACATAGTTTTCTGCAGCGTTCTCTGCATATGATTCACTATGTCCTTTATATACTTCATCTGCAGCCCATACTTTATTTTCCCAGTATCTACAACCCCAGTTATCATTAGAGTCTTTCCAGACTTCTGCTTTCCTGTTGTCTCTCTGATATGTGTGATATTGTTTTTCAAACGATTTCATACCCATACCTTCTTGGATGAACTCTTTGTTCTTTTCTCTTATTCTGTCTAACTCATTCATATAATTTAAATACCAAATTGCCATATTATTTATAGTGTTCCAAATGGATTACTTTCTGTGAAGTCTACTATGTTATCTCCAGCAGTTTCAAATTCTTTATTGTCTGAAAGTGGGTCATTCGGCATTGCATACATGTCTGGTACAACTGTTACTGCCCTATTTGCATTACTTGTTGCACCTACTATGTTACCAGCATTTGCATTTGATGATAGTACAAACATTGTGTTTGTAGCTGGTGTTGCAGTATCGTTGAATGTGATGTTATTAACTTTAAGTATTTTCTGACTTGACCCAACTGATGAGTAATCTACCACATTACCAGATACAGTTTTACCTGTATTAACAGTTTGTGTTACAACCTCACCTACTTGGAAGTCTCCAGCACCAGCACCAAGTGTCATTTGTACTTGATATGAGAACTGGTCTTCGATGTTATCAAGTTCTGCAATACCAACATCAATCTCTTCATGTGAGTATTCGAATGTTTCAACTTGTAGTTTGAACACATTAAGTTTACCTAACTGGTAGAATGGGTTCTCATGTTCTACAAATCTAATTTCAAAAGTTTGGTTTCCAAGAGGGAAGTAAATTAAATCTCCTTCTTGAGGTCTTGTTGATGTTGCAAGATTAGAATCTAATGATATGAATCTATCCCAAGTTCTTCTGGATAAAACGAATGTTGCTTGGTCTCTAACTTCCACACCAAATTTTGAAAGTAAGTCTCCTTCTCCCTCAAACCCTTCGGTGTTTTCGATATACATTTCAACCATGTATGCATCACCAAACTTGGATGATGTATCTTCACCAAAGATTTCATCCTCATCCACGATTGTTCGTGGAAGGTAGTAGCACTCATGTCCATAGAATCTAAGTGATTCTACAACCAAGTCTTCATGCAGACTTTGTTCTGATTGGACTGCATGGTTAAAATAAACATTAGTAGGCATTGATTACCCCATCATTATAGCAGATTCAGTCTGTAATAAATTACTTTGTTCCTCTAACTTCTCAATTTCTGTATTTGCATCCTCAAGGATTTGTCTACCCTGTAAGGTTACTCCGCCTGGCAACTGCACTCCTTCGAACTTAGATAAGTTCTGACCCCATTGTTTTTTAATTAATGCAGTAACATATTTCTTTAACCAAACATCATTATACACATCTGTAAACTGAGTTGGGTCTATCTTTCTATAACAATCGATAACAATATACTCTCCAGATGTGACTGCATTTGACCAGTCCATATCTAGATATAATCTGTTTTGTGCTTTATTGAATCGTACTGGCACTTGACCAATTAACAATTCATCCAACAACTGAATGTGGTTTTGCACCATTTCATATTGTATGATAGATGTAGAAGAGATATCATAAAGGTCATTTAATCTTAATTGATATC